GGTATCGGCACATCAAGTGGAATGACTTATCCACTTACAATACATGATAACAATTCTAATAACTCTTATGTTCATTTTGTAAACAGTACAACAGGTACAGCTTTTAATGATGGCACACAAATTGGTGTTCCTTCTGGTGGTACTGATTTCATAATTTTAAATCGTGAATCGGCAAATATTAGAATGTTCACTGGGGGTAGTGAAAAACTAAGAATAGACAGTTCAGGTAACGTTGGTATTGGAAGTACTACACCTCCATTTAAACTGAGTGTTTATGGTGGAACAAGTGATTTTCCAGCACTATTTAATTCATCAGATAATAAGGCTGGTATTATTATATCAGACAATGATACTACAAGTTATTTTGGAGCAGAAAATAGCAAAGCATTCATGGGCTTGCAGGCTGGCACACATGCAAATAATTTAAATATAGACAGTTCAGGTCGTGTGGGGATAGGAACGACTTCGCCAAGTAGAAAATTAACAGTACAAGGTAGTTCTGGTGATAATCTACCAGTCAGGATTATAGGTGGTGCTAGTACAACAAAATCAGCTATGGAGTTTCAAGACCCTAGTACAACAGCAGATTTTAAAGTTACTTTAGGTTCAAACGGAGATAATTTATTCTTCCAAGCTGGTGGCACTGAACGTATGAGAATAAACAGTTCAGGTAATGTGGGGATAGGAACGACTTCGCCAGATGCACCACTAGATATTAATGGTAATAGATTAAAAATAAGAACAGCAAGAACAATAGCCAATGCAGATGACAATGGTGAAGTTGGTGAAATTTCATGGGATGCAAATTATCTTTATGTTTGTGTTAACACCGACACATGGAAACGAGTTGCATTAAGCGCATGGTAAAAACAACAGAAAATAATGTATAATTTTATGAATAACAAAAGGAAATAAATATGCCATCATACTCAACAAATTTAAACCTAGCTAAACCAACAGTCGGTGGTGATACTAACCAATGGGGTGGCTATCTTAATACAAACACAGATACCCTGGATGGTATCTTTAACGCTGCTGGTACAGGAACATCTGTGGGCCTACAAGTTGGCTCTGGCAAAACTTTAAAAGTTGGTGGTACATTAACAGCGACAGGCGTAGTGCAATTAACTGGATCTCAAAACGAACTTAGATTTTTTGAAGCTATTGGTGGTGCTGATAATTATGTAGCACTCAAAGCACCAAACGATGCAGGCGGTGCTAATTATTCATTGGTATTACCCGCTTCTCAAGGCACAGCAGGACAATTCTTAAAACTATCAAGTTTATCTGGTTCAGAAGGTTTGTTACAATTCGCAAGTGTAACTACACCAGCCGATAATTATTTTGCTACTTCTGGTTTATCAAACAAAGACTTGGGAGTTGGGCTTCATCTTAAAACAGGTGACAGTGGTGCTTCTAGTGTAAGTTCTAGTGCAAACCAATTAGTGATAGAAGGTAGTGGTGACTCTGGTTTATCAATTTTATCTTTTAACGACTCAACTGGTATGATTGCTTTTGGCGATGGTCAAGACAATGATGTTGCAAAAATTTCTTACACCCATGATGACAATAATCTTAATATAACCAGTGGCGGAGCAATAAATTTTGTTGGTGGTGGTTCTGGTTCAGATTTATCTGTTTTAAGTAATGGTACTGTTTTGGTTGGTTCAGGTTCAAAGATTTCAAGCGAACTATTAAACATTACATCAGCAGGAGATTGTGCATTTTTCAAAACAACTGCTGGAGGAGAAGAAGCCTTAACTATTTGGAGATCATCAGCTAATGGTACTTTTATTAGTTTCTTAAAAACAGACGGCAATGCTTGTGGTTCAATTAATAACTCTAGTAATGGAAGCGTAACTACTTATGCCACTTCATCTGATTACAGATTAAAAGAAAATGAAATATCCATATCAAATGGTATTGATAGAATTAAACAATTAAATCCATATAGATTTAATTTTAAAGATAACCCAAATAATGATTTAGATGGGTTCTTTGCACACGAAGTACAAGACATTGTACCTGAAGCAGTAGTAGGCGAAAAAGATGGTGAAGAAATGCAAGGCATTGACCAAGCTAAACTTGTGCCTTTAATTACCGCAGCACTACAAGAAGCAATAACAAAAATCGAGTCACTAGAAAGTAAAATAGACCAACTAAAAGGAGTAAACTAAAATGGCTATAGAATATAACTGGGATTGTCAGACAGTTGACTATTACCCAGAAAAAGACGACCACTCAGACGTGGTATTTAATGTGCATTGGAGAATCAATGCTGTCAGCGATCAGAAAGACAGTGAAGATAACTTCTATGCAGCAAGCGTATATGGTACACAATCTTTAAATATAGATGATATTGAAAACTTTATCCCTTATGCAGACTTAACCAATGAAATTGTTACTGGTTGGGTTGAAGGCGTAATGGGTGAAGAAGAAGTTAAGAACCTAAAAGACAACCTAGCAAAACAAATTGCTGACTTAATAGATCCAAAAGTCGTAACAGGCCATATCGGAAGTTAAGTGAATGGCATTAATCCCCGTAACTCCACCAGCAGGTATCGTTAAGAACGGTACTGAGTATGCTAACAAAGGTCGTTGGGTTGATGGGGATTTAGTCCGTTTTGAGAACGGCTATCTTACTCCAATCAAGGGGTGGAATAAACTCAGACAAAATCCAGTAGGCAGAATACTAAGTGGTACAGTTAGTACCACTGCTAGTAGTTTTGTTATTACTATCACTACCACTACCGCACACGGAGCATTGGTCGGTGCTAGTGTTAATCTTAATGGTTTTGCTGCAACAGGCGGGATGCCAGCTAGTCAAATAAATCAAACTTACACGATTGCTTCCGTGCCAAGCACAACAACTTTTACTATCAATACATTTCAAACAAATGTACAAAGCACTGCTGCTACATTAACAAGAACATCAAGTGCTTCAGAAGTTGTCTTAACAGCTACACCAACAGGAATGTACGCTTACTACGATAACGATGGTAAAAAGGTTTTAGCGGTTGGTACAAGAAACGGTGTTTTAATTTACTACGAAGAAGTTTGGTATGACATTACCCCAACAGGCTTTATAGGTGATGACACTTTATCACCACTTGGTTTTGGTGCTTATCATTTTGGTCAAGAAGATTTTGGTGATGCTCGTTCACAATCAGGTTTATCTTTTGATACTACCACTTTCTCTTTTGATAACTTTGGTGAAATACTTTTATTTTGTTCACCCTCTGATGGCAAAATATATCAATGGAATCCTAATGCTCCAGCTACGATAGGTAGTGTTGTTTCAGGAGCACCAACAAACTGTGATGGTGTGTTAGTTACTAATGAAAGACACGTTGTAGCTTTAGGAGCAGGTGGCGATCCTAGAAAGATTGCTTGGTCATCAAGAGAAACACTAAACACTTGGACAGCAGCAGCTACTAATACAGCAGGTGATTTACAAGTGCCAACAGGCGGTAGAATCTTATCAGCTTTAAAATGGCAAACAGATGTCATTATCTTTACTGATACTGGTGTTGCTAGAATGTATTACACTGGCTCTCCTTTCCTTTATGGTATTCAAGATGCTGGTACAAACTGTAAAGCGATAAGTCCTAGAACCATCGTAACGGCTGGTGCTTTCTTAGCTTGGATGGGTGAAAACTCTTTCTTTATCTTTGATGGCTCAGTTAAAGAAATACCATGTGAAGTACATGACTATATATATGACAATATAAACTACACTTATAGACCAACATCCTGTGCTGGTCATAACTCTAACTATAATGAAATGTGGTTCTTTTTCCCAACTGGCACTTCTTTAGTACCTAATAAATATGTTATTTGGAACTATGTTGATAATGTCTGGTCCATTGGTTCAATGGATAGATCCTGTTGGATAGACCAAGGTGTTTTTGATTTACCGATTGCTTGTGATAGCAATGGTAATGTCTATGAACATGAAAGCGATGTTGCTCTAGTTAACTCTGAGAATGTTGGTATTCAAGTACCTTTCTGTGAAACAGCTCCAATAGAAATTGGCATGGGTGATAACTATGTGCAGTGCAGTCAAGTTTTACCTGATGAAGAAGCTACCACCTTACCAGGTGTTGCTATTAGTTTTAAAGGTAGGTTTACGCCACTTGGCCCTGAAACAAACTTTGGCACATTTACATTTGATACCGATGGTTATACCGATGCGAGATTTACCGCTAGACAAGTTAAAATGAAAGTTACAGGTGATGGTTCACAACCATTCCAAGTTGGTAAGATTAGATTAGACGTTAAGAAAAGAGGTAAGAGATAATGGCTAGAAGAGCACTTCGTAAACCTCTCCTCAAGTTTGATTCTGATTACCAAAATTATTTAGTCTCTGAAATAGAATACCGAGATGGTTTATCTTTTAAAAAAGGTGAACGAATAGAAGTAGGTGGCGGAGATCAAACAGAATTAGTATTAGTAAGCCCAAATGGAACAAAATATAAAGTTAGTGTCGCAGATAACGGAACTCTCTCAGCCACAGCAACAGTCTAAAATACTAGAGCCGTGGGAGATAGAGTGGCAAAGGTGTAAACCTTGGATAGAAAAAGCGGTCAAACACCAAGATATGTATAGTATCGAGGATGTAGAAGAACAAATCCGTAATGGCATTTTTGCTTTATGGCCTGGCAAAAATAGTGCTATAATAAC